CCGGGGAAGGGGCGCCGGCCCCACCCGTGTCTACTGAGGAGGAGAGCATGGCAGAGTGCGACCACCAGGAGCTGGTGGAGATTGCCCGGAGGGAACTCCTGGCCGGCCGGAAGCCTGGTGTCATGGTGAGCTTCCGCCTGAACAGCGCCGGCCAGGTGGGCCTGGAGGTCCACGCCGGTGGCGGTATCAGCTCCGCCGCGCTGGTGGCCGCCGCGCTGGAGCTGGCGCTGGCCGGCACCCCGGGTGCCATCATCGGCCCGGAGTCGGAGCGCGGCCTGGCGCCGGGGGTGCTGGCGTGACGGACCTGCGTGACCTGCGGCCGGGGGACATCATGTTCGGCCCCATTGACGGGCCGGTGGGCCTGGGTGTGGGCCTGGGCCAGATCCTGCTGGGGGAAGGCTTCCGCGTGGGCGGCCTGTCCGTGCGGCACGTGGGCATCGTGGCGGAGGCGGCGCGGCCGGAGGTGGACGGGTACCCCGGTGGCGCCTGGGTCCCGCCGGTCCTGGTTCAGGCCATGCCGGGCGGCGCGGAAGCCGTGGGGATGACCGCACACCAGCACTGGACGGACCGCCACGCCTACGTCCGTCTGCCGGAGGACTACGCCGGCCAGGCGGAGGACGCCGCCGCCGTGGCGTGCGTGATGGTCCAGCAGGGGGTGGCCTACTCCTGGGCCTCCTACCTCGCGCTGGCCGCCTGGCGCTTCGGGTGGCGCACGGACCGCCTGGGCCGGTGGATCGACCGGCGGAAGACCTCCCCGGAGGGTCTGGCGCTCCCCGTGGAGGCCATCTGTTCCGTGCTGGTGGACCAGGCGTGGACGCTGACCGGGAAGCAGGTGATGCCGCGCGAGACGCACCCCCAGGTGGTGACCCCCGGAGCACTGGCCGGCCACCTGCTCACTGTGGATGGCGCTCACTGGATGCGCCCCCGGTCCTGGGACGCCTGACCCACCACCAGAACAGTGTGTAGTCAGCAGGGGACCAGTTGTGATAACGACTGGTCCCCTGTACCATGGAGGCATGACGCAACCCGTAGAGCAGAGGCCGGAGCCGTACCGCCTCCCCCGCTGGGTCACCCCACTGGCCGCCGTGCTCATGGCCGTGGGCATCGTGAAGGGCTTCCCCCTGTTGACCCTCGCAGCCACCGCGCTGGCCATCTGGTGGCTGGCGCTCCACCTCCGCTGGACCGCCTGGGACGTGGACCGGATGGCGAAGGAGCGGACCAATGGCCAGTGAGTCCATGCGCGTGCGCGCCATGATCGCGCTGGCGCTGTGCAACCTGGTGGCGGACACCACCCTGAAGCTGGAGGATGACCGGTCCTCCGGGGACCTCCTCCAGGACCTCCTCCTCCGCCTGGAGGACCTGGCCCGGGAGCTGGACAGTCTCCCGGGGTCCCGGGGACCTGAGCCGCGATACCCGATCATCCCGGACGCCGCGCGGCGCCTGGCCGAACTGAGGAGCTGACCATGTACCGCCTGACCCTCCACCTGACCGGCGGACACACGGTGTCCGCGTCCATGCCGGAGGACCTGGGGACCGCCTACGCGGGGGACCCGAAGAAGTTCGGGACCCTGCTCATCCAGACCCTGAAGCAGGGGAACACGTACTTCGTGGAGGACCTCCAGGGGCGCCACGTCTACATCCAGCCGGAGCACGTGGTGGCCTGGGACGTGGACCCCGGAACGGGCGCGCCCAGCGTGCGTCCGGTCGCGCCCCAGCGGGACACGCTGGTCCCGTAGGACCTGCTGGAGGACCTACTGGTCCCGGGACCCGGACATGGGGTCCCGGGACCAGTTGCATTACCACCAGTTGACATCTAGACTGGTGGTGTCGGTGGGGACCGGCTGGACGACAGAGCCGCCGGCCCCACTGACTACGAACCGGAAGGGACTTCCCGTGAGTCACCCCACCCCCCCCACCACCGGCGCCACCGGTGCGCGGTGGTTTTACGCCGTGGCGGTCATCGCCACCCTGGTCAGCGTGGACACCTCCTGGCGCTTCTTCGGGGAGCGCCTGGGCATCACTGGGTGGGAGCGCCCCGTGATGTTCTTCGTCATTGAGCTGACGTTCATTGCGTGCGCGCGCTCCATGCATGGCTCCGTGACCCGTGGGGACGGCCCCGGGCCGGCGCGCCTGCTGGTGTGGGGCCTCTGCGGCGCGGCCGGGTACATGGCCGTAGCTCTGGCCGGCCCCGTCAACGGCCTGGCGCGCGTGCTGCTGGGTCCCGTGCTCGCCGTGGTCACGCTTCACCTGGCCCTGGGTATCCAGATCCGGGCGCGGCGCGGCCAGCGGAGCGGCACCTGGGCACGCATCGGCCGGGAGATGCGGGAGCGCGCTCTCTCGCGCCTGGGCCTGGCGGACGATGCGCGGGACGCGCTGGCTCGCACCCAGGACCGCGCTGCGGACCGCGCTGCGCGACTCGCCACGGCCACCGGCTGGACCCCCCGGCGCACGCAGCGCCTGGCGCGTGCCGTGCGGGCCTCTGGTGCGGCGCTGGACGCGGACCGCCGGGAGCGCGTGCTGGCCGGCGTGGCCGCGCTTCGTGGCCTTCAGGACCTCACCACCGGGACCTACGCCTCCCCCTGGGTCCAGCGGACCCCGGAGGTGGTCCCGGTCCCTTTCGTTGAGGTCCCGGTCCCCCCGGACCCGGACCCGGTGGTCCCCGCCACGGTCCCGGTCCCCCGGGTCCCCGTTGTCCGGTCCCCCCGCGTGTCCGCCCCCGGGTCCTGGGACCAGGAGAAGGCGGTCCGCCTGGTCCTGGACGGGGTCCCGAGTAACCAGGACATCGCGGACGCCGTGGGGACCTCCCCGAAGACCATCCAGCGTCTGCGGCGCGCCGCCGTTGCGCTTCTGGAGGACCACGCGGCCGTGGTCCCCGCCACCTGGAAGGTCCACCCGGACGTGGTGGAGCTGATCCGTGCGGAGGTGACCCGATGAAGTACTCCGTCCACCACCGTGGTCCGGATATGACCCAGATCCGGACCTCTGGGCACTACCCGGAGCCGTGGCTGGTACCCCAGTCCCTGCGTGGCCTGTACCGCTTCGTCCTGGGCCGGCCCATGGACAACGTGATCCGCACGAACAGCACGTTCTGGCACCGGGCCAGCTCCGGCTATCCGTCCTGGTGGCTCTACCTGGCGGGGTGGCAGCGCGCCGCCATCCGCCTGACGTCCGTGTACCTGCTGGCCGTCACGGTCCTGGTGGTCCTGGTGAACCTGGTGGTCCCGGACCCTGGGGTCCTGGGGTGGGACTGGGTCCTGGTGGGACACGGGGTCCTGGCCCTGGTGGTCCTGGGACCCATCGTGGGGGTCCGCCGGGTCCGGGACTACGGGGCCTCGGTCCCGGTCCCGGTCCTGGCGTGGCGCCGGGGTCCCCGCGTGGACGCCTGGGTCCGTTGGGAGGTCCAGGGACGCAAGACCTGGGACCTGACGTGGGTCCGCCCCCTGGCGCTGGCGCTGGACGGGGTCCTGGGGACCGCGCACCGGGCGGAGAACGCTTCCCGCTGGGTCCACGTCCCCCGCAACTTCCGGGACCCGGACGGGGACCCCGTGGAGGTCCTGCTCCCCGCCGGCTTCACGCCGGACCGGGGGGTCCAGGACCGCCTGGTCCGCACGGCCGGCGCACGCCTGGGCCTGGTGGACCTCTCGGCGGAGTGGTCCCTGGCGGGGGCCGCTCCCCGGGTCCTGCTCTCCGCGCCGCCGGAGCCGCCGCGCTCCGTGTCCTTCGCGGACGTGTACGCGCTGCTGGACCGGGCGGAGGAGTACCGGCCGCTCATGGGCCTGGCCGGGTCCGGCGTGGCCGTGTACGCGGAGATGATCGAAGACTCCCCGCACATCGGCCTGTCCGCTGGTCCCGGCGCCGGCAAGTCCACCCTGGCGAAGCTGGTTGCCATGCAGGCCCTGCGCTGGGGATGGGGCCTGGTGATCGTGGACTGGAAGATGACGAAGGCGTACGAATGGGCGCGGGACCTCCCCGGGGTCCTGTACCTCACGGAGCTGGAGGCAATCCACGACTTCGGGGAGCGCATCGGCCAGGAGATCGACCTCCGGAAGCGCTCTGGCCTCATCGGTCGCGCGAAGGTCCTGGTCATCCGGGATGAGTGGAACGTCACGGCGGACCTGCTCATGGCCTACTGGCAGGACCTGCGCAGCACGGCGGACCCGGAGGAGAAGCGCTCCATGCCGGTCAAGTCCCCGGCGCTGCGCGGCTTCGGCATGCTGGACTTCGCTGGCCGGGAGTTCGGTGTCCATGACTTCGTCATTGCCCAGCGGATGTCCGCCAGGGTGTTCAACGGGAACGCGGACATCCGGGAGTGCTTCGCCATCCGGTGCCTGGCCCGGTATTCGGAGCAGACGAAGAAGATGCTGGTGGGCAACGTCAAGCCGTTCCCCCGGAAGTCCAACATCCCTGGCCGCTGGACCATCGTGGCGGGGGAGGACATCAGCGTGGTCCAGGTGCCGCTCATCCAGAACGATGAGGCTCGGGAGTTCGCCATGGGCGGCCTTCCGAACCCCCACACTCCGCTGAGTTCCGTTCACTTCCCGGACTTGATGCAGCGCGACACGCCGGCCGCTGGCCTGGGGGAAACGCTGAATCACGATGCAACCACGGCGCTGGCTGCATCGGAAAGTGAGCCCATCATCGGATTGACGGCCATGGATGCTCGCAAGCTGACGGACATGGTGGAGGACCTGGCGCACCTGGGCATCACGCCGGCCGTGTTGCGCAACGCCACTCAGCGGCCAGAGGAGCAGTTCCCGGGGCCGGTCGGAGGCACCCCCAATCGGGGGTACACGTACGACTTCCACGCCGTGAAGGTGTGGGCGCAGCGTCGTCACGCGGCGCACCAGGCAGAGCGGGACGTGAAGTGACGGCCGCGCCCCGGGACCGTTGCGGCGGACCGAAAGGGAAGGTCATCTACCTCACGCGCCTGGAGGCGCGCGCCGCGCTGGTCAGCTTCCGGGCGAAGTACGGCCGGGGGAAGGCGAAGCGGTGCGTCTGGGGAGATCACTACCACCTGACAAAGGGCCTCATGGGCCAGAAGGGGAGGCGGTCCCGATGAAGGGGTCCGGCGTCTACATCATCCGCACCAGGAAGCCCCACGCCCCGATCGGACTGCCGTTCATCGGCCGTCACATCGGGTACGTGGGCCAGACGAACAGCTTCAGCCACCGGGTGCGCCAACACCTCTACGGCGGGGGGAAGTACATGGCGAAGCCGAAGGCGTGGGCGGACCTCTCGCCACGGGCGCACTACGTCCACCTGCCGAACTGGCGCCCGCTCATGGTGGCCGTGGAGCTGGTGCTGATCTGGCTTCTGTGCCCGGTCTACAACGTCCAGCGTCAGCCGGTCTACAACATCCGCCGCATCCGGCCGAAGACGGCCGTCCGTCATCGCGCTCTACGCGACCGGGCGCCCATGGGGTGGGTGTGGCCACTCCTGGCCCGCTGGGCCGTGTACGTGGCGCTGGGGGCCGTTGCGTGGGCCTTCTGGAGCGTGACCCGATGAGCGCCCCGACGTGGACCCTGGAGGAGTCGGACCGCCTCACGGCGGAGCTGGTGGTGAAGGACGGCCACCACGTCCGCGCCGCCTCACTGTCCACGGAGGAGCTGGTGGCCATCCTGGTGATGGCGCATCAGCGCCACGTGACCCGGGGCGCCGTGGCGGAGCGCATCGGCTGGACCCAGGAGCGCCTTCGGGTGTGGGCACGGCGTCACGACTGCTACCTACCGGAGGACCAGTTCCCCCGGGGGCCGCTGTCCTGGTGCACGAAGGACTACTACGAACAGACCCAGGCGCGGAAGGGCTTCCGGCGCCGGCCAATCGCCGGAAAGGGGCGATGATCATGGAGCGCTTGCCGCAGGTATGGAGTCCCACGACGGTGGTCCAGCTCCGCGCGGAGCAGCGCCGCCGGGTGGAGCTGGAGCGCCTGCTCCGCTCCACCGTGGGGTGGGAGATCTGGCGGGAGAATCGGCACCTGCTCCCCTCCCGGGTGGCGAAGGCCCTGAAGCGCCGGGAGGTGGTCCAGCTATCCCCTATTACGGAGTACCTACCGGGGATGTGCGAGGTGTACGTCCAGCGCCTGAAGCCACGGCCGCCGCGCTACCGCCGCCCCCTCATCCTGGCCGGCATGCTCCTGGACGTGTCCGCCGTGGCGGTCCTGGTACTCCACCAGCTCCTCCACTCCGTGGCCATCGCACTGGCGCCCGCGCTGGTGATCGTGACCATTGCGTGGCTGGTGGTCCACTTCGCTGGCGAGCATGACGCGAAGTGCAAGGGGTTGCACTGCCCGGGGTGTCGGGCGAAGTAGCAACACGAGAGGCCCGGACCATCTGGTCCGGGCCTCTCTGCGTGCGGGTGTCGGATCGTCCGTCAGCGACCTACCGGAAGCCTACCGGTACCGGCTGAAGGGGGACGTCTTGTTCTTCGTGGCCCAGGACGTGAGCACGCCGGCCAGGGTGGTGGCCGCCACGGTGGCGGTAGCGATGAGCCACCCCGGGAGCGTGGAGAGGTCCACGTCCGTGAGCCAACCAGCGGCGGCCAGGGCAGCGGCGGAGAGGATGAGCTGGACCAGGTGGCCCAGCTTGCTCTCCCGGGTCAGGCTGCGTGAGCCGTCACCGTTCGGGTCAGTCATGGTGCGCTCCTTCATTGGGGGATGAGCTGCATGACCAGTGACACCACCAGGGACAGCGTGGCGCCCAGCACGGCCAGGGTGGCCGCGCGTCGCGTCGCTGCCCTGGCATCGTCGCTTGTCACCAGGCGGCGCTCCAGCGCGTCAATGTCCCCGCGCAGGGTGGCCATGGTGGCCGCATCGGCGCGCCGCTCCACTTCGTAGACGTCACGGCGGACCAGCTCCTGGCGGAGGAGACGGAACTCTGACAGCACTTCGTCCAGGCGTCGGTTGATCTCTACGCCGTACACGTAGCCACCGTTCCCGTTGATCTCCGCCGTCATGGTCAGGCCGCCGGGGTAACCAGCGCCCGAAGCGCCGCTGTCAGCTCCTCCACCGTGACGTCATCGGTGTCCGTGGGGAGCTGCGCGAGCACGGCCGCCGCCAGTGCGTTCCCCAGCGCCACCTCATCCACGGACTTGCGCGACGCCAGCGCCTGGACGGCCGCCAGGAGCGCGTCCCCCGTGGTCTTCAGCGCCAGCTCCGTGCGCCGGGCGCGCGCCTGGATGTCCTTCAGGTAGGACAGCGCGGCCCAGTAGTCGTTACCTTCCCCGTGCTCCGGCGGCGCTTCCAGGACGTCATCCGTCCGCCATGCGGCGGATGCCAGGGCCTTCTTTCCTTCGTCCGACTTCAGCGCCGCGATCACATCGGCCTGACTCACGTCTGTACCTCCCAGCTCCTCCTGGACCAGCGCCAGGAACTCAGACCACGGGTAGTTCTTGCCTGGGTCCTGGTGGTCCGTCTCCCCCCAGGCGTCACTGATCGTCTTGTGCTCGCAGAAGCCCTTCATGCCGGCGCGCACCTGGTCCACGGTGAGGCGCCGCACGGGGATACCGTGCTTCTTTGCTACCCGCGCCGCGATGCGCGCGGCCTGGCGGATGGTGCCATCGCTGGCCGCGTCATCCCACTGGGCCGGCGTCTGCGCCGCCCGGCCACATAGCTCGAAGTGGACGCCGCGTCCGTTGCCGGTGGCACGCGCGGCGTGCGCCGTGTCCGTGGTCTTGACGCACTGGACGGTGGTGTCCTGGTCACAGAAGAAGTGGGTGGACACGCCATCGGTCCGGCGCGTGTCGTAGCTGGCGCCGTCCTCCGCGCTGCGGAGTCCTTCGCTGCCTTCGGTGGTGTGAATGACGATGAGCGTCGGCTGACCGCCGGACGGCCGCCCCTTGTCCCATGACTTCGGGGGGACCCATGGGAGGTCCGGGAACTCCGGACTAGTGGCCACGCCACTCCCTTCCTGATCATCGTGTTACGCGAGTGAATGATAATCACGTTCGCGGTCAGGCCGCGACCCGCGCGCGTGGGTCAGTAGACCGGGAGCACCCGGCACACTCCGGCCAGGCCGTCCCCGCCGTTGAACGCGGACTGTGACACGTCCGCCCAAGCGGCGGCGCCACCCGCGCCGTACGCCCCGCCCACCGGCGCGACGCCGTTACCGCCAGCGTTCGCGGCGGAGACACGGCCGCCGCCGCCGCAGAAGCTGCTTCCGCCCACGCCTGCCTCCGTGGCCTCGGTACCCTTCTGGCCGCCAGAGCCGCCGGTGTCACCCACCCGCGTGAACAGCTCCACCACGCCCGTGCCGGTGGAGCTGACGGAGCCAGCGTTACCTCCCTGGGTACGGACGGAGCTGGAGGAGGCCGCGATGGACTCCCCGTTGGCGCCGCCCAGCGCGGTGACGAAGGAGCCGAAGGTGGTGTTACCGCCGGAGGTGGCCGCGCCCGTGCCGACACCACCGGCCCCGGCGGCGCCTACCGTCACCGTCTCGGAGGTGCCCAGCGTGGACACGGGAATCCAGCAGCGAATGAAGCCGCCTCCGCCACCACCGGCCGCCGCCGCCACCGTGCCGGCCGCCGTGGCACCAGTGCCGCCACCGCCACCGCCACCCCCCTGACACTCCACGATGATGCCGCGCAGCCCGGGGTAGGACGCCTTCGTGAAGGTGCCGCTGGCCGTGTACTTCAGTTGCTGCGCGTAGCCCGCCCAGAAGGCGTCTGCGGGGGCGTTGAGGTAATCGGCGGTCAACTCCACGCCGGCCGAATACTTGCTCACTGGTGGCTCCTACAAACCGATAAAGATGGGCGGGTAGACGTCCACGGCCGCGCCGGCCGCGATGGTGCGCGTGACGCCGTTGACGGGGGTGACGTCCACGGTGAACGTCTGCGGACTGGAGGCGCCGGAGATGGCCGTCACGTTGAACACCACCCCGCCCACCTTGATGTGGAACGGCGGCGCCGTGGTGGACCAGAGCGCACCCGTTACGGCCACACTCATGGAGGTGTTCGTCCCCGCGATGAACTGGGCGGCCAGGGAGGAGGTGGAGGAGCCGATCCGGTCATAGCCGGAGGTCTCCACCTGACCGATGCGGAACGGGCCGGCCGGCCGACAGTTGAACGTGGCCCGGTGGTTGTTGTTGGCGATGGCGTTCACCCCGCCCACCACAATCAGCTCCACCAGGTCCGCCTCCAGGTCCTCCACGGTGATGAGGTCCCCGGGGCGGATGCTCATCGCGGCCAGGAAGTGCTGGGGGCGCGCGGTCAGGTCCACCGTGATGTTCCGGTAGCGGGACCCCTTCCAGGTCCCCAGCGCCAGCGCCCAGGTGGCCACGTCGTAGAGGTCCGCGTCCGTCTCCGGGTTGGCGTCCAGGGTGGTGGGCACCAGGCCGGCGCCGTCCGGGTCATCGAACGGGTCATTGATGTTGTTCGGCCCGGACGTCTGCTGGGCCACCACCGTGATGCCGTTGGGCCGGTTGGCCGTGACGGAGTTCGTCAGGCCCAGGTCATCCGTGACGGGGGACAGTGGCGGCGCCACATCTTCGCCGTAGGTCAGCTCCAGGACCGGCGTCTGGTTGTAGAGCGATCGGCCCGTGCGGAACTCCAGGCCGTACCAGCCGCGCGCGTCGTAGATCATGCCGGCGTCCGTGAACGCGATCTCCTCCAGGATGTTCGCCAGCGTCCCGGGGAGCTGAGGCCCCATCGGGTCCGTGTCGTCCCCCACCACGCTGGGCACGATGCCCACCTCTTCACACACCCGCGTGAAGCGGTCCGCCGCCGTCTCACCCCGGTAACCGACCCCAGCGTTGGAGAAGGTGAAGCCGGTCAGGCTGTTCCAGACGCGGAGCTGGCCGTAACGCGGGACGCTATCCCCCTCGCCGGACGGGTAGTTCATCCAGATGTAGCGCAGCGTCCCCATGGTTTCGTTGGTGCGCGTGACGGAGGTCAGGATCTCTCCGTCCACGGCCAGGAAGGCGATGACGTCCGCGCCGCTCTGCTGGATCGTCATGCGGTACTCCCGCACGCGATCGTTGTAGACCGGGACCCCGGTGTGTCCCGTGCCGGTGCCACCCGCGAAGGACTCAATGCGGAGGTAGGCATCGTCCCCGGCCGCCGCACCGATCTCGATAGCCGTGGAGGCGCCCACGCCCGTGATGGTGGTCCCGTTGTCGAAGTCAAGGCGGAGCATCTGGAACCCCAGCGTGGGGTCATCGCCCGTGGCCTTGCCCTGAACGGTCCATTCGATCGTGTACCCCGTGGCCGTCCTGTCGTATGGAGGCGTGGCCTTCAGGGACGCGCCGGCCGCCAGGTCCACCAGGGAGGAGGTTCCCTCCAGCTCCGGCCCGGTGTACTGGGTGATGGGTCCCGGGGGGTCAGCGGTGAAGAACGCGCCCATGAACCTGGTCTGTTCGATGGCCAGGACGTTGGTGTTCACGGCGCCCGTACCCGGCACCTTCGCGCGGAGGTCCTGGAACTCCATGGGCCACCAGGCGTCCGGGGCGCCGGTCACGTTCGGGGCGGACAGCGTGCGCGTCAGCGCGGAGCGCACACCCTTGTCGGCGTTGACGCGCTGCGCCGGCCCGGAGATCTCAATGGCCGTCCAGGCGTCCGTCTTCAGCGCGCGGTCCGGCTTCCAGGACGTCACGGCCCCCTGGCATACCGGCACGTAGGACGTGGACTCCCAGTTGTCCAGGGTGAACACCACGGGGGAGGTGTTGCTGTTGCCGGAGGCCCGGAACACCCGCACCCCCAGGAACCCAGGCTCCGGGGCCTCCAGGGAGTTCTCCACGTCCAGGTCCCACGTGGTTGGCTCCGTGTTGGCCGCGATCCACACCCGCGCCAGGACGCGCGTGCCCAGCACCATCACGCGCACGCGCAGAGGCTGGCCGGTCCCGGTGTGCGTCAGGCCCGCAACGGTCACCGTGGAAATGGTGGTGGCCGTTGCCTTCGAGCGGAGGGAGATCTGGACAGCGTTACTGGTCTGGGCCGTCACCCGAACCATCGCGTAGGTGCCAGGGGAGGAGGCGTCACCGTGGAAGGTGATTCCGCCAATCTCCAGCTCCGCGCCCGTGGCCTGGGGGGCCTTCATGGTGACGGCCGCAGAGAAGTCCGTCACCATCAGGCTGGCGAAGTAGTTCATGCGCAGCGCGTTCGCGGCCGGGACGGACATCGTCCCCACGCCGGCCGCCACCTGGTAGTCCGATGCCAGGATGGTCCCGTTCACGGAGCGCGTGGTCCAGGTGTCCCCGGAGGTGGACGTCCCCCAGGTGTCCACGGAGGTCCGGGTGAAGGTGTCGCTGGTGTCCGTCAGCGTGCCCGTGGTGAACGCTGGGGGGATGGCCACGCGCGCCGGGGTGTTGCGCCCGATCAACCCGTAGAGGCTGGAGCGCGCATCGTCCGGGAGGTACCGGCCGTCCCGGTTGTCCAGGGTGCCCGTGCACGACGAAGGGGTGATGCCGCCGCCTTCGTCCTTCTGGCCCCAGGTGTGGGTGATGGTGTCCCGGGCGTACGCCGGAGCGCTGTTCCAGTCCCCGCCGTAGTAGAGGGAGACACCCACGTTCGTCTTCGGCATGTCAGGCCGTCCGCACGTTGATAGCGCCAGGGCCAGAGCGACGAACAGCACGAGCGATGATCTCCACCACCGCGTCATCTAGACCAGACCCTCCCGATTGGATCACTAGCGTCATGCCTCCCCCGCTGGCGCCGGCCGGCGTAACCCGCTCGCCAGCCTGGAGCACGGCCAGGACCTCCTGGCCCGCCACGCCTGGCACCACACCGCCGGAGTGGAAGTGCGGGAGCTGGGGAGCGCCCACCGTCTGGCCGCCGATGCCGGGGACCCAGTTCGGGACCGTCCAGCGCAAGCTACCCACGGTGTTGTTCCAGGCGTCGCTCACGAAGTTGAAGGCCGCCCGGAACGGGGCGGTAATGAAGCCGCCCACCTTCTTAAAGACGCTCCCGATCTTCTCCGGGAGTGCCTGGAGCCAGTTCCAGGTGTTCGCGGCGGCGCTCTTGATCCATCCCCACGCGGCGCGCCACCCCTTCTGGAACCAGTCCGTCTTTGTGGCGATCACCACAATGATGGCGATCAATGCCACCACGGCCGCGATGATCAACCCAATAGGGTTGGCCAACTGGGCCGCGTTCCATGCCCACTGGACGGCCGTCACCACGCCGATGATGGCCACCAGGCCGTTCACCAGTGGCGCGTACTGGTTGATCTGGTCAATGAACTTCTGGAGGTCCGGCGGGAACGCCTCCTTATACGCTTCGTTGGCATCAAGCTGCGCCGCCTCCGCGTCAATGGTGGCCTGGGTGGAGTCGCTGGTGGCCTGGGCCTGGTCCTGGTTCGCCTGGGTGAGGTCCGCCTGGGCCTGCTTCAGGTCAATGGCCGCCTGGCGCGCCTCCACGGAGTTCTTCCCGTGCTCCTTCACGGCCGCGTTGTAGTCCTGCTGGGCCACCTGCGCGTCCAGGGTCGCCTGTTGCGCGTCAATGTTGGCCTGGTCAATGTCGAGGGTGGCCTGTTTGCCGTCCAGGAGCGCCTGGTTCAGGTCCGCCTGGGCCTGACGTAGGTCATTGAGCGCCCGCGCGTGCTCCGCCGCACGCCGCTCCGCCGCCTGCTCCACGTCCACCACGGCCTGGAGCGCGCCGGACATGTCATCCACGGCGCCGCTGGCCGCGTCCACGGTTGACCCCAGGTGACCCAGGCGCGTGCCCAGGTCCGTGGACTCCTTCGAGGCGCCGTCCATGTCCGACCCGGCCGCCGTGGCCGCCGACCCCACCTCGTCCAGCGACTGCTTCGACTTCGCGGCGGCCTTCACCAGCGCGTCAGCGTCTCCACCGAAGGTCAGCGTGACCTGGTTCCCCGCCATCAGCTCACCTCCAGGCCAGCGCCGCGCGCGACGCGTTCAATACCGTCTTGCATCGCCTGGATGATGTCCGGGCGCCGTTCGTAGTACGCGGGATAGACGTACCGGCCGTCCGTGATGAACTGCCGGACCACGGACTTCTTCCGGCCCGTGCGTCCGCCGAAGTCCAGCCACGGGTAGTAGGGGGCCTTCGGTCCACCGAAGGCCACCCGGACGGCCGTGCGCGTGCTCTTAGTCTTCAGCGACCCGGCCGCGTGCCCGGTGCGCCGGGGGATGCGCGGGCGCGCCGTGGTGATGACCAGCTCCGCCGCTTCGTTGAACACGATGCGGAGCTGTTTCGCGCTCTCACTGTCCACTTTGTTCAGTGAGCGGGACAGCTCCCGGAGGCCAGACACCGCGATGGTCAGCGCCACCCCGTCACCCCTTCCTGGCCGCCAGTTGCTGGGCCTGGGCGCGCCGGCCGTGCCACACGCCCCAGCGCATGAACTCATCGGCGGACATCGTCCGCCGCAACTGGCCAACCGTCATGCGCAGACGATCGGCCAGGTAGAACTCAAAGTCAAGATCGGGGTCAGTCTCGAAGACTTTTGTAGGCGGCCTTCTGGTCGTCACGGCTCACGCCGGACAGTTCGGAGATCTTCGCAATCACTGGCTGGAGCGCGCCAAACCCGATCGACTCGAAGACCTTCCGGGCCTGGGACTCCGTCACCGCTGGCTCCACCAGGCCGTGGGTGAAGTAGAAGACGTCCGACGTCTCAGCGGAGGGGTTGCCTCCGTCCTTCTTCGTCAGGAGGTGGAGTTCCGCCCGGGTGAGGCCCCGGACCTTCACCAGGCCCACGCCCGGGATCTCCGCCACGTCCACGGGGACGTCTGCGGCTAGGAGCGCGTCCAGGGAGACGATGTCCACCATTGCCACCGGCTCCGCCATCAGGACGCCTGGGCCGTGGAGTCGACATCCCCAGTGACCTGGAAATCCGCCTTCCACTTGATCATGTCCGCCACGGGGTTGGTTTCCGTGTAGTTGGTCAGGACCGCGTCAAAGCTGTCCTGCGGCTTGCCGACGCCGGTCCCCTCCGGCTGACGGATGATGGGGACGGCCGCGTTCAGCGCCTTGACGGCGTGGAAGGTGGCGCGCGGCCCCGTGCTGGCCGTGGAGTCGTAGGTCCCGCCCATGCTGAACGTGCCATTGTTCAGGCCGGGGTCAAAGCCGTGCGAGTCGTCCCCGTAGTGCGTGACGTCGTGGGTGTCGGTCGTCTCGCTGAGTTCCGACTCAGACGTGTACTGGGACAGGTCATTGGCGTTGACCTTGACCACGGTCCCCTTGCCGTGCTTGCGCGACATATCAGGCCCCTTGCCCTGTGATCTTGATAGTGAAGATTGCGGCCATGTAGTCCACGCCCGCGATGGTGGCCACGTCCAGGTCCGCGTGGGGTACGTCCACCACATCGCATTCCGTGTACGTGTACGACTCCAGCGCCGCCTTCACGCTGTCAGTGCCAGACCCGGCCACGTAGGCCAGAACGGCCGCGCGCGTCTCCCGCGCCACGGTGCGCCCCACCACCACGATGGCCTGGAGTTCGGTGGAGTCCTCCCCGCGCTGGTACGTGCCGTCATAGTCGACACCTTCGGGCAGCGCGATGAAGGCGGACGGCGGAGTGACCTTCTCCCCCACCACGGCCACGCGGCCAGTGAGGGAGGGGACGGTGGCCAGCGCCGCCTCCAGCTCCACGAACAGCGCCTCATAGTCCATCTACTTCGCACCCCACACGCGGACCAGGGCCAGGAGCATGAGGCCCACGTCCGGGTCCAGTCGCTCCAGGAGCCGCATTTCCGATCCGTCCGAAGGGGACCCGGCCACGCCGTACGGGGAGTCCCGGCGCGATAGGAACCGGTTCACCTGGATGCGTCCGGCCGCCTGGACGGTGGACGGGATCTCCGGCCACCCCCAGCTCCCCACCATGGACACATCTTCGGTCGGAGCGATGCCGGACCCGAACACGATCATGGTCCACACCTTCCCCTCCGCCACCGCGTTACGGGGGGCCAGCGTGTAGTCCGTGACCACCGCCCCGTCCACGGTGACGATGAGTCCCACGGTGGTGGCCAGGTCGTCAATCTCCGCCACGTACCGCTGGCGGGTACGGCTCCAGCGCGCCGGGTAGAAACGCTCCTCCGGCGCGGCCACCTGGCCGAACTGCCGATGGCAGCGCCGATCAATCGCGCGGGAGGCAGAGGACACGATGAGTTCCAGTTCCGTGTCATCCAGGTCACTGCCGATCCGGACGTAAGCCTTCGCCTCCTCTACGGAGACGTAGTCAGGCGCCCACGTCATGTCCCCTACCCCCCTTCAGCGACTCAGACGCGCCAGGCCACCGCGTATACGGTGGCCGTAACCACGGTGGTGTCCGTGGTCCCGGCGCCGCGCACCATGTTGACGCGCAGCCACGGGCGATTCTTGTTCACGGTCACCTCCACCACGGAACGCTTGTCCCCGGTCCCGCCGGACAGCGCGGTCCCGGTCACCACCGTGGTCACGGCCGTGGCCGGGGTCCCGATGGACCCCGCGTTGTCGTCCGCGTCCTGAACGGTCCAGGAGGTGGTGTCCGTGGTCCCGGCCGTGGTGTTCTTCAGGACCACCAGGCAGCGCTCCCCGTGCTCCAGGAAGTCCGTCAGCTTGACATCGTTCGGTGTCCCGAAGTCCAGCGCCGTGGTGGCCACGGCCGCAATGGACCCCTTCGCGTACGCGATCTCACGGATACCCGCGATGCTGCGCATGGATCTGTTCCCCCTTCCGTAGGTCCGGGTCCTGGG